GATATCCTTAATCCTTTTCAATTTCTGATAAAGGGCAGCATCTCCCCCGAGACGCATAGCACTAATAATAGTACCAAGTTCTTTGTCGTTAATAGGTAGGTCCATTAGGAGAAAAATAATTCCAGGTTTACAGTTTTTTCGACGTTCCAACCAATCGCATCAAGTATTGCTTTCAGTGGTTCGACAAAGGACTTCTCAAATTGTAAGTCATAGTCGATATACTTGTCAAGGTTGAGTTCTTTAGGGAACTCTTGAATGAATGAGATAATATTCTCATGAATAATGTTTGGTTTCTTGAGATAGCAAAACTTAATTTTCTCACCATTCTGAATCAAAGAATATTTGTTAGTGAGTTTTTTCTCTTTGATGTAATGATTGTAGAGAAGTGCTCCACGACAATGAATCGGGGTTCCTTTAGAATAAATGTCAGAGGAAGACTTGTACTTCACAACATCAGAAACAGAACGGGGAAAAGAAATCTGTTCTGGGGGAAGTTTCTTAAACTCTGCGCGGGATTTATCAATAAACTCAATAACGTCATCTTCAGTGCCAGTCATCATTAACTTCAAGGCATCCTTAATCATCTTCCTACACGGTGCAGGTGTAGATGATTTGACTGCTTCGATACCCATCATCTTAAGTTTAGGTTCTTCATATCGAACACCTTCACTATCCCACACATTAAGAATGTATCGCTTCTTTGCAGTCCAAATGCCACGATCAGCGATATTCTCTCTCTTCATTTGCATCTTCTGGTCATACGCCGATACATACGTCGCCAGTTCGCTGTAGCACTGATCAATGTACGGTTCCAGTTTGTCACTGCAGACCATATCAAGTAACTCCACAACTTTTGCTTTGTCGCCAGACTTAGAAGCAAAAAATTTATCAACAAGAGGTCCAAGATTAAGATAAATTGAATCTGTGTCAGATGCAATTACGTAGTCCTCGTCGATTGTAGACAACAGTTTATTTAGATACTGGTTCATCTTACTCTCAATCCAACGGATAGAGACTTGACCAGAAAGCGTAATCGCCTCCGCATTGGCCAGTTTATAGTACCTAAAATACTGATTACCGATAGCACCATAAGCAGAGTTGAGTGAGATCTTCTTAGCCATCTGGATATTGTTACACCGGGCAATCTCTTTCTCCAGTGTCTTAGTAGGTGTCTTCTCATACTCTTGTTTTGCCTGAAGCATTCTCTTCTTAAAGATTACACGGTCTCCATACATCTTCTCCATGAGTTCTGGTAGGAACCCACGAACATCTTTGCGATACATTGCACCATTAGCACAGACTGCATTATCTTTGTACAGTTCAAAGTTTATCTCTTCATTAAGTATTTTATCAACTGTTGCTGTTGGATGTCTCTCGTCAAGTAACGTCTCTGGAGAGATGTTGTATTGCATGATAAGATGAGGATACAGAGAGTTAAGGTCAAAAGACACAACCCAATCATACTTTCCCGGAATCGGTTCTTTAACATATGCACCCGCATACTTTTCGTTTTTATCAGAACGAACTTTAGGAGGAATAACAATGTCCCTCTTCTTCAAGTAATTGTATATGATATTGTCCCACATGCGAACCTGGTAGAACACATCTGCATAGTTGACCTTAGCATCGTATGCCATAGTCAATGCAAGTTCAATCAGTTTCATCTTGTCTTCCAGTCGGTCAACAAGTTCTACGTCAACGATGTTATATTCAATAAACTTTTGCCACCCCTTAGCATAAAAATCTTTAAAGGTGTCAAACTCAGAGTGGTCCAGTTTCTTCTGACCCAACTCCACTTCAGCTATGTAGTCTAGACGATATGATTCCTGTGCTTTGTATGTAAACTTCTTATACAAATCAAGATAGTCAAGTTGAGTTAATCCACCAACATCAAAAGTAATTTGCTTTCTCCCCTGAACATAGATCTCTCCTTCAGTTACAAGACCCCAGTTAGAAAAACGTTTCATGAGTTTCTCGCCCAGAACGCGATTCAATCGTTTGCAGATATATGGGATATCGAACATCTGGATGTTCCAACCGGTCACCACATCAGGAACATCCTGCATCCAATAATTAATGAAGTGACTTAACAACTCATGCTCCGAAGGGCAGTGGTGATAAGTAACATTCTTTTGTCTATTGATAAATGGTTTCACACCCCAAGTCGTAATTTGCTTGGTAGTATAATCCTGAATAGTAATCGCAAGAATCTCTTCTGATGCAGACTCCACATTTGGAAATCCATGTTCAGCAGTTGTCTCAATATCAAGAGTTACCAATTTAATCTGACTAATGTCAAACTTGATCTCATTTTCAGGATACTTCTCAGAAATGTATTGATAGATGTATCGATCATTACCATAGATCTCAAATCCATCAACTTCATCATACTTCTTGTAGAAGTCACGACAGTCGCGAACACTACCAGGATGAATCTCTTCTACAGGTTCTCCACTTAATGTTCTATACTTTGAATCTCTCTTAGATTTCACAAATAAGGTAGGAAAGAATTCATCTCTGTGTTCATACCTCCTACCATTCTCAACTCCCCGAACGAGGAACTGATTACCAATCAACTGAACATTAGTGTAGAAACGCATTACTTAGTGAGTTCTTCGTACTTTTCAACTAGGGTGGGCATGGGTTCTGTAAGAGTAATAATCTTATCAGAACTAATCATAAATTCGTCTTGACGAGATACATTTAGTAACCAGGGTTCTAATGTTCCGTCATCCTTTAACAAGAAAGGATTGGTCATTTTACAATCGGGTTCTCCGATGTCTGCCCCTACTTCATCAATCTGAGTTATCAGAATCTGACCCGTCGTCAGTAGTAGTGCTTTTATTATCGACTTTTCCATGACTTACAATGTCCTCAATGTACATTTCTTTTAATTTGAATGCTGGTTCTACCATTGTCACCAACCAATCAGATGGGATGGGGACAGTTTCTTCAGCAGATAGAGGAATCCAAGGGAATAAAGATACCTCGTATCCCGCTTTTTTTGTATTTCCTTCCTGAAGTTCTGGGATAACGTTGGGTTCTCTCATCTTAATTACACACGGGCGATTAAGATAATAACCAACTACTCTACGAGCATCATCCTCACCTACAGTCATCTCTTTGACATCTGCGATCATGTCTTCTCCTGATTTTAGGAGTATTAGTTTAATTGCCATTAGTCAATTTTTCCTTCAGTAATTATAGCAAGAAAAAAGAGGGGCGTCAACTGGATTTTGCCAGTTACCCCTCCGTCTGCGACGACGATATTCATTTATATTTAGTCAACCTTTCCAATAACCCAGGACCTCATACCGTATGGAGTATCTGCAATTAGATCCTGAGTTAATGTTACTACCTCTGGTGGGACAACTAAACAGAATCCAATGCCAAGATTAAATACGTTTCTCATCTCTTCCTCAGTAATGTCTCCTGCCTGCTGGATCTTATTAAAGAGTTCTGGTCGTTCCCAAGCAGAGTAATCAACATCAACTTTCAGACCTACGGGAAGACACCTAGGGAGGTTCTCAGGGATGCCACCACCAGTGATGTGTGCCATACCTAAGATAGGAACTTCATCCAACAGGTATTGAATAAGACGGGCATAGATGGTGGTAGGTCTCAGCAACTCTGGCATCTCTTTATAGTAGATGTAATTTCTCCACAGCATATCATTGATCAGTGTGTATCCATTACTATGAATACCATTGCTCTCAATACCAATAACTACATCGCCAGGTCGGATGTTACTACCATCAACAATATCATTCTTCTCTACAATACCAGTACAGAAACCAGCAAGATCATAGTCATTTGTTCTAAAATGCTCGGCAGTTTCTCCACCTATGAGTTCCATCCCTGCCATTGTGCAACCAACATTAATCCCATACACAATATCACTCACGTTAGCGTCAATTGTTTTGGTGGAGATATAGTCTAGAAAATATAGTGGTTTAGCGCCAGAACATATAACGTCATTGACGCACATAGCAACGAGATCCTGACCAATAGTGGAGTAATCACGAGCAATCCTACAAATATTAATTTTAGTTCCGACACCATCAGCACCAGATACCAGCACAGGTTTTTCATATCCCGATGGAATTTCCATCATTCCACTAAACCCACCATCAATCTTAGGTGCCAGTACCTTAATATATTCCACAAAAGATCTACCTTTAATAATGTCAACACCAGAAGTTTTGTAGTCCATTAATGAATTTCTCCTTTTGCAATTTGTTCACGACGTTTTAGTTTCCATACTATGTAATCCATCGTGGGGATACACATAGGATTCCAACCTACAAATGTTGTGGATTCCTTACTTGGAATCTTCCAACAGGGAGCATCATCATTGTCAAGGTCTAATGACTTACGATACTCATCCTCACCAAACATAACAACTGCTCTCTCAGCAGCATTCAAACTCTTGAAACAATCAAAGCAGTTCTTTCTAATCTCATCAGGGATTTGGTGTTTCATAATAATGCCTGCAGACCCTCATTTATTAGTCCCCTACTTTTTCGAGTAGGACATATACTAACAGATGTCGGCATTGTGTCATCATGTTTGAGTTTATCAACACTCACTACTATCATATCATCATTTGAAGTATTATGAACAATCAAGTAATCAAACTCTTCACCAGTATAGTTCCCAGTCCCCTTGTTTCTCTTTCTTCTAAGGTCAAGGGTATTGGGATTATATCTCTTATCTTGAGGGGTGAATCGTTTGATCTGCAATCTCTTATTATTCTTCTCTACCATAAAATCCCAACCTTTATCAATAGTTGGTGATATGAGTTGGTACTGTTCATCATCAATGAATTCATACCATGCTTTTGCAAAAGCATATTCACTTGCCAAACCTCTCAATCTATGTGGTTTCATTGAATAGCAAGTGGTTGTAGTCGGTCAAGGATATAACGATAGGCAGGGACAATATCTCCCTCATCCTTCCTGAATAGATCTTTATCAAATCTTTCATCACTACCAATCTTCCAGAGCCTCATGCTATCGGGACTGATCTCATCAGCAAGTAGCAACTCACCATGAGCAGTATAACCAAACTCAACTTTAAAATCTACAAGATCAATACCCATGATGTAAAACATCTGGCGAAGATAATCATTGATCCGCAATGTCATCTCAACAAAAGGTTCAGGATCATATCCCATCAAACGCACACGATCTGGTGTAAGTAAAGGGTCATGCTTACTATCATCTTTTAAGAAGAATTCTACAATAGGATGAGGAAGAGGGTAACCTTCCTTGAGAGTTGTCTCACGAACAATAGATCCAGCAGCACGATTGCGACAGATGACTTCCAGAGGAACAATGTCTACACTCTTACAGATCATCTTGTTAGCACCAACCATATCAATATAATGGGTTGGGATAAGTTCTTTGGAAAGTTTTTCAAAGATGATAGATGAGATGCTACAGCAGAGAGATCCTTTTCCTAAAGGATGATCTTCCTTCTCCCCGTTCCCTGCAGTCACCTTATCATGATACTCAATGATGACACGATCAGCATCGTCACCTTGATATACAGTTTTTACCTTTCCTTCGGTAATTACTTCCATAAAAAAGAGGATGTTTAACCCTCGTAGTATATCATTCTTTAGTTTGTTTGTAAAGGTCAATCAAAAATAAATTTTACACCACCATACAATCTACCATCATCTAATCTATCTGCACTATGCATATACTCAGTAAACAATTTAATTGAATCATTACCAACTTCAATTCCACTAATCACGATGGGATTTTTAAGATTGTTGTTGCTATCAAATTCAACATCATGAATTGCTAATCCACTATATGCAGTGACATTATCTGCCAATAGTGCTGTAAATTTAAATCCCGCATAGTTTAATCCAGGATGATCATCACAAGTCATTGGTGATGATTGATGTTCTGCAAATAATCGAATGAAATTAGTTATATCATATTCAATTCCAAACGAACCCATACCCTGTTTAAATGTGACAAGATCATTATCAGTACCACCGTGCAGTGACACATAAGTTTTCACCTCATCAGGAGTTGCTGCTCCAACCATTACTGTAGCAACAAATCCTGCTACACTAGCTGCCCCAATACAAATACTCATTAAAAAAGAGGGTAGTCAACCCTCTTATCATAACAGATCATTTGTCCTTGTAAAGGTCTTCAAGTCGTTCTCTGTTGAAATCAACATACATCACCTCTTCACCTGCTTCAGGTGCTTCAGGATGTTTTGGTTTGGGAGGTTTACTCATTTCTATGTTAATAGATTGAATGTTACTCCACATCATCGCAAAGGCAGCACCTGCAATCACAGCAAAGCAACTGAAGTATACAAATACAAGATAACCGTTCATAAATTAGAACCTTTTTGAAGTGATGTCATAGTATCGTGAAGTTCTCCAATGTCACGGAGACCCTCAACACTAAACCATGGGGCATTCGCCCAACTAAACCCCTCACCCATTGTGCTATCGGGTGCTGTGATATACCAATGACATGCGGTGTCTGGTACATCTACTGCACATTTAGACCAATCGTCGCTCCACTGTGGGACTTGCACCCACATTAGAGCAGCAAACATAAAAGTGAATAGAGATTTAATCATGTCTTATTAAAGGTTTTGCGTGGTCAAGAATTTGTCCTCAAACTGGCATAATCAAAAACTTTCTGAGGAATATTAATTCCTAATGATTCTTCAAATCCTTTGAATCCTGGAGCAGAATTTGC